CAGCGATTGGAAACCGCATCCACGCTGCTCTAGCACTTGAAACGGTTAACGACCTCACCACTGATGAAACGTGGATCATTGATCGTTGCAGGGAACAAGAGCTTGAGCTTGTCAAAGCAACCTTTGGTGACGCTGAGGCCAACTGCTTCCGCGAGAAACGTCTGTGGTCGCTGGACAAAGACGGCAATAAGCTCTGGAGTGGAAAGCCGGATGTTATCTACACTGTGAGCGACAATGGGATGCTCTACGGTCTCATTATCGACTACAAGAGCGGCAGAGGATCGGTCGAGAATGCTGCCGAAAATCTCCAGTTGCGGTGCTTGGTCGCGCTACTGGACGAATCTTGGGGATTCACGCTTGATCGGATTACCGTCGCAATAATCCAGCCGCTTGCTGGACCTCCGAGCGTAGCGGTTTACGAGTCCTCAGACATTCATTCCGCGATTCTCGAATCCAACGGACTGATGAAGGAGATTCAGAAGGTTGGTCAACCGCGCACTCCGTCTGAAGCCGCTTGCAAGTACTGCAAAGGGAAACCCTACTGCAAAGAAGCGCGGGAACTCGCAGTTGCGCCACCGCTCACTGACGCTCCTGCTGGAATCACTCCAGATGCAATCGCAACGACTCTAACCAACCAAACGCTCGCAGCATTCTTGGATCGTGCAGCGCAAGCCGAAGCTGTGATCGAAGCTTGCCGGTCAGAAGCTCGACGGAGATTGAGTGAAGGAGACGCAATCGAAGGTTGGACGCTCAAAGATGGTGCGGTGCGCGAGTCCATCACTGACTCCGAGAAAGTGGCTTCTCGCTTCTTGGAACTCGGAACGTATGACCAACTGATTCCTGCGATCACGCTCAACAAGACCAAGTTGAAAGATGCACTCAAGACTGCGACTCAAACCAAAGGCAAAGAACTCGAAGCGAAGCTGTCCGCGCTTCTTGACGGATGCACTGAATCCAAAGCCGGTCAACCAACGCTAACCAAGATCAAATGAATCAAACTCATCCAATGGAGCTTGTCCGCGAGTTCATGCGGACCTTCCAGCAGTACGTTCCATCCACTCCAATCATGCCAGATCCGGTGACTCAAAACCTTCGGTATCGGCTGATTGACGAAGAGGCTCAAGAACTCTCCGAATCGACAAACGCGAAAGAGTATCTCGACGCAGTTGGCGACCTCTTGTACGTCGTCTATGGAGCCGCGCTGGCCGCTGGATTCAGTCCGCATCAACTCGACGCAGCGTTTCAGGAAATCCACCGATCCAATATGAGCAAATGCTGGTCTGACGATGAGATTGACTGCATTCCGGCTGATTGTCGGTCTCATCGAGTTGGAGAGAATCGACATATCGTCCGCAGGAGTGACGGCAAGATCGTCAAGTCTCCATCTTATTCTCCTGCACGATTGGAGGGATACACTCGATGAGACATTTATGGGCGCGTGGGTTTGGCCGTCTTTACACTGACGCTGAAGTCCACCAGACCGCTGAGGGTAAGTCATTCCTGCTCGCAGTGATTGAGTTTGAGAACCGCAAGTTGGCGAATGGGAAACCCTACGCACAGCGAGTGCAGTTCCGGTCGTTCGATGCGGCTGACATTGAGATCGCGGATCAGTTGATTGCTGGAACGCATATCATGTTCGACGGGGACTGCGATGCGGTCGCAGACAAGTCATCAACCGGCTGGTGGTACGCGAACCCGCGAGTCACCGGACGTATTCAGGAGATTACCCATTCACCGTGAAGATTGATTTCTTTGTGGCCGGTATCCCGAAAGCTCAACCGCGAGTGAAAGCGTTTGTGCGTGGGGGTCATACTGGCGTTTACACTCCAGACAGCGCGGAGTCTTGGAAGCAAGCTGTGCGGCTGCAAGCCACCGCAAACGCTCCAGAATCGCTTGTGGCGCATCCTGTTCGCGTCTCGCTAGACTTCTTCCTTCCGCGACCAAAAGCGCATTACAAGCGAGACGGAAGCTTGAAGGAAAACTGGCCAATCTGGCACTGCAAAAAGCCAGACTTGGACAACCTCATCAAAGCGGTGACCGATGCGATAACCGACACTCAACAAGTCTGGCTGGATGACAGCCAAATCTACCAGATTTTAGCTACCAAGTCTTACGGTCTCAGCCGTTTCGGTTGCAGCGTGAGAATCGACGCTGACTGACTCTTGGAAAATGCGGCATGGTGCGCGGGGAGATCCTGCGACGGGTTAGGTTTTTACCCATAGAAACACCGCATTTTCCTAAGGTTTTCGCTGGTTTTGGATGCTCCTGAAAAAAGTTAAATATTTCTGTTGCAGGAAACCCGACGTTGGGTTTAACTCTCTCCATCGACGGCAATCAAGCCGACGAAGAAACCGAAAGAATACGATGGGAACATTAATGACCGCTGTTTGGGACGACAACGCTTGCGACAACTCTGGAGCATATGTCATTGAGTTGACTGGCTGGTGGAGCGAAGACGGAAAAAGGTGGTACGGAGTTGAGTCAGATTCTGATCTAAAAAGATCAACCATTTTGTTTATCGGAGGGGATTTGGACGGCACTTACAACAAGTGATCTCCGACGCTCAAAACCATCAACAACCATCAAATACCATTTTAATCTATGAAATACCATTGTAAGGATAAGGAGAACCGTTCGCTAAGTCAGCACTCCAGCATTCTGGAAGCACTGCGAGCGCGAGAGGTCTGGCTCCATACTCGCGAGCTAATCGGAATCAGCGACAACAGCGGACGGTTGCTGTCAGCCGACGAACTGTATCAAGCCAAAGCTCAAGCTTGGCTGAAAGGTTCCAAGTGAATCTTGGACCACTCATAGCGGCTCTCATCACCGTGGAGTCCAACGGTCGAGACAATGCCGTTGGTGATGGCGGTCGAGCAATCGGTGCGCTCCAGATCCACAAGTCAGTTGTGGTAGACGTTAACCGGATCGCTGGTACGCATTACACTCACCAGCAGATGACCAACCGGATTGCGGCTCGTAAGGTTTGTGAGATTTACTTGAGGCATTACGTGACCGAAAAGCGAATCGGACGGAAACCAACTGTTGCAGATTTTGCTAAAGTGTGGAATTCTGGCCCCGACGGGTTCAAAAAGACCTGCTCCGATAGATACGCATTAAAAGTTCAACTTCAAACCGCCAAGCAAAATGACAGTGACATTGAAAAATGGAAGACAGTTTCTAGTAGATGAACAAGACTGGGAATCTGTAAAACACATTAAGTGGAACGTCCACATAATGCAAAAAGGATACCAATATGTGTATACATTCCAAAAAGTAAACGATAACAGAAAGATGCTATATTTACATCGAATGATTGCAGATTGCGGAGCATTATTATTCGTTGATCACATTAATGGAAACACATTGGATAACCGAAGGTCAAATTTGCGTGTTTCGACAAACAAGCAAAATCAATGGAACCAAAAGCGCGTTAGAGGCTTTGTACCCTATAAAGGAGTAACATTTGAAGATGGAGCATATCGGAGCAGAATTAGAATCAATGGTAAAAAGAAATCACTTGGAAGATTTAAAACCGCTGTTGAAGCGTCTAATGCATATAACCAAGCATCTTTAGAATTACACGGATCTTATTCACACATAATCAAATGAACACCAAACCCAAACGGCCCACCGCGAAGACCTTTGTGGTCAGCGACGAAACTCACCAAAAGTTGAAAGACTACGCACAACGCAAAGGATACAAGCTGCAGTACATCGCCGATGAGGCGGTCAGTGAATACCTACAGAGAAAGGAATCAAAATGACACGCAATGAAACACGAGCCGCTATCCTGATTATGGAGGCGTATTTGGACGGATACCAAATCCAAAGGTGCGGGAAGAATTGGAATCCAAAAGAGTCGTTGAAACCAGATTGGTGCGATACAGATGAACCCTGTTGGGATTTCGATAACTGCGACTACCGCATCAAACCCACCGCCAAACTCCGCCCGTGGACTGCGGATGAGGTGCCGCTGGGGGCGTGGATGAGATTCAAGCGCAACCCGCAGGACCGAGTTCTCCTCGGCTGGGTATCGGTGCAATCCGACAGGGACTTGTGGCTGGACGAACGGGAACACAGCACCGACGGCGGTGTGACTTGGAAACCCTGTGGGGTCGTGGAGGAGGCGAAATGAAAGACGCTGCGCCTCTGTTGATAATCCCATGCGTCGTCTTGGTCCTGTTTACTTGCGTCATCTCAAACCTATGCGGAAGAACGAACGGAATAGAGCAGATGAAGGAAGAAGCAATCCGCGCTGGCCATGCCGAATGGGTGGCCGACGCGAGCGGTAAGGCGCAGTTCAAATGGAAGGAGGCGAAATGAACCATCTTGGTGACACCAACAAAATGGTCGAGACGCCGAGGACAGATGCGGAAGCGTTCTATCCGCATGATTCCAAGCATAAGGTCTGCGATGCCGACTTCGCCCGCCAACTCGAACGCGAACTCAACGCAGCCAGCGTCGAGATTGAGCGACTGACTGCAAAAGTAGCGCAACTCTACGAAGGTGCTGAAGAACAGAAGCAGCGCATCAAGCGGTTGGAGAGCGTTGAGAATAGCCATTCCGATGTCCTAAAAGCGATTGATAACTGGATGAAAGCCAAGGAGGACAAGCTGTGAGTGTTGAGGAACGAATCCTTTTCCTAGCGGAGTCTCCCGATTGCAACCATCCACGCGAACTCCGCGCAATCGCTCTTGAAGTCCGCAAGCGGGAGGATCGGATCAAACAACTGGAGGACCGCATCCACCGAGCATCTGTGGCGTTCTTCCGAGACGGCTCAGACGGTCATGTTGCGAGTCAAATGCTTCAGATTCTGGAGGAGGAGAGGGGGAAGAAATGAATCCATTCAAATGGTATCGCAACTGGCGCATCCGCCGCATGGAAGAGCGCATCGCTTTCCTTGAAGCGTACTGCAACTCATTCCACGACAGTAATGGGGTGGTTCACTACACCGTCGCATCCCATCACGAACTGTTTGAGAAGCGAGCCAAAGTCGCCCAGCTTCGCAAGCGGGTATATCACCTCATGGAGTTTTGAATGAGCATCCCACCAACCCTGTCAGTCGCCTTCGTCTACAAGCACAAGATGACCAGCGAGGTGCTGGTGGTGGACATCGACCGCGCACGGGAACTCGACGCAGCCAGACCATACTGGCAGCACATTTCAACCGTAAATCCAATCTGCATCCTGCAACTCATCGTCAAAGCGAAGGGCAGAGCGAGGACCAAGATCATCAAAGAACTAAGCGAGAAACCATGACCACAAAACTCCACGAACTCCCGTCGGATCACCAACTCCGTAACACTAAGATATCACAACTGGTAATATTACTAGTCTGTCGCCACACTAAATCAAAACGCGACCCTTCTACATGGAAGATCAAGAATAACACTTACAACGAACTAAATGAATCATGGCAGAACAACTTCGACTGGATAGTAACAGAGACAAAGTGAATACATCTTTCGAGATGGATTACAAAACACTAACAGCACTACAACAAGAAGCGTCAAAACTCGGTTTCAAATCTTGGGGAGCATATCTACGACACGTTATTGATTTTCACGTTATTACATTTCATCCAGAACTATTCCAAAATGAGCATACTGCAAAAACTCGGTCTAACTAAGGAATCCATCTCAAAGCTGCTTGGAATTCACCAGACGGCTGAGAAACCTCAGCGCAAGCTGAAGCCAAAGCCGAAGATTGGCCGTCCATCCGGTCGTCACATTGACCAGTCAGTGGTCGATGCGGTGCGGAAAGCTAACGACACTTACACGCTGCGAGAACTGTCTCAGCGGTACAACGTGTCCGAGTATTGGGTCTGGAGCGTTAGAAATGGCAAACTGCGAGTAAAGTAACCATATCTCACGATTATCAACGCGAGTGTGTCTTGATTAAGCTCTAATTCTATGATTATTGCCAATTGTGAACATCACAAAGAGCCAGCGTCGAGTCATGGCGATTGGTTGCAGTCATGGGAACCGAGCCAATCAAGATGCACTCGCTGCGGTGCTGTTGTTCAGAGAGAAGTTCAAACCGGACGAAGTAATCCATCTCGGGGACGCTTACGATCTTGCCGCATTGCGGTCTGGTTCACTCCGAGACCCCAACGACTCGGATCAAGCCGATGACTATTTAGACGATATCCAAGAAGGAGCAAAGTTCCTTAATGAGTTACGTCCCACGGTATTCACAATGGGAAACCATGATGAACGCGCTAAGAAGTATCTCAATCATCATAACGCTGTTGTAAGAGGATTTGCTGAGGCTGTATGGGAACGAATGCTAAAACCAATTGAGAAACACTGTCATACATTTATCAAATACAACGACGCACTTGATCGCTCGTTCTATCGGTTGGGCGGATTTCGATGGGGACACGGTGTTATGTATGGTGAGAACTTCTTGCGTGACTCCGCTGAAACATTTGGCAACTGCGTTGTGGCTCATGCTCACCGAGCAGGTCAAGCAACTGGTCGAACTCAATCAAATCCGATTGGCTTTTGTGTCGGAACGCTTGCAGACATTCCTGCAATGGATTACGCAGGAAAACGGAGATCAACCTTAGCTTGGTCTCATGGAATAGTCTTTGGCGAATACACCGACAACTCAGCGCAACTCTACCTTCACCAATGGCCGCAAAACGAAAAGAAATGGACTCTGCCGAGCTTTTGAAGCAACTCCGGTCTGCCATCCAGAAACAACCCGAAGAGGTTCCAGAAGGATGGAAGACGGCGGCTCAATGGTCAGATGAATGGGGTGTCACTCCAAACGCTGCCGGTCAAGTTCTCGGTAGATCCGTTAAGCTTGGTTTGATGCAGTCCAAAAAGTTCCGCATCGACACTCACACTCGCGGTAATTATCCAACGCTTCACTATTACCCAACAGATGCAATTTCGCTCAAAAACAAACCCTGAACTGGTCGTTAAGCTGATCTCCGAAGCGCAACTCCGCATTGGTGAGACCAAGCGGCTCTGCGTGATCTACTCCAAAGACGGTCAGTTTTACGTCCGCACCAGAGCCGAATTTTTCGATAAGTTCACGCTGGACGAAAGTCCAATGCCGAGCTAAAGGTAACCAGTCAACGCGAGCCGTGAGAAGCAAGCGTTGGCATCCATAACTGAAGCCATGTTCAACCAATTTATCCCCACTCTTTCTGTGTACGTCCCGTCGCTTCAGCGGGAGTTCTCACCACAGACTGAGTGGGGTTTCTGTTTGTAGCATGAACGAAGACAAGAAAACTCGTAAAGCTCCAGCGTTTCAGTTCTACGCTGATGATTTCTTAGCTGGAACGATTACTATGACCAATGAGGAAAGGGGAGCTTACATTGCTCTTCTTTGCATCCAGTGGTCAAAAGGATCGCTGAGCGAAAACGATTTCCAACGAGTATGCATTGGTATGCCACCGCATTCCCACCGCATATGCCAAGACAAGTTCCAGACTGATTCAGACGGCAACTATCGAAACAAGCGATTGGAAGCGGAACGAGAAAAACAAGAGCAGTATCGCAAAAAGCAGACCGATAACGCAAATAAACGGTGGGTTGGCAATGCCACCGCATATCCCACCGCATTGCCAGCGGATATGCCAAACGTATGCTCTCCATCTCCTACTCCATCTCCTAATAAAGAGAAGAGCATTGCGTCAGAGCCGCAACGCTCGCGCTTCGCGCCTCCAACAATTAAAGAGGTCGAAGACCGATGCTTAGAAATAGGACTACCAACATCCGAAGCCTCCAAGTTTGTAAATTACTACGAATCGAAAGGATGGATTGTCGGAAGGTCTAAAATGAAGTCTTGGAAAGCCTCTCTTGCTGGATGGAAAGATCGACACATTGAACGCCAACAATCCCTTCCAATCCAATCTGGAACGAAGAAGGAAATTGACTGGAGGGATTCGCTATGAACGACCCTTTCTTCGCTCAAGAAGACGAATTTGGTCTGATTGGAGCTTGTCTCACGGGATCAATCGACACTTGTTCCGATGCATTTGCTGAGGTCAAAAGCGAGTGGATCGAGACCGATTCACTCCGCGATACCTACGAGACGATTAGATCGCTGGTCGCACAGAACCGGACTCCTACCATCCAAGAGCTTGGAAAGGAGTGGAAGAAGCTCAACGGTAACCAGCCAATTCCGTTTGAGGACTGGAACAAAGCGATGGAAGTCTGCCCATCACCAGCCAACCTCCCGAGTTATGCTAAGGGAGTCATTGAAGCTGCTCATCGTCGCCAGCTACGATTCGCTGGAGATCGCTTGATACGCGAGTCCGCTGTCCTGACCCTCCCGCCAGATCAAATCGTCTCTAATGCCGAAGCCAGCCTCAGCATTGAGCTATCCCGCGAGACGCTCTCAACCTCAAAGCAAGTTGGAGGATCGTTTATCGACCAGATGCAGGAACGCTTCTCTCGCAAAGGTACATTGAGCGGCGTGACAACCGGCTTTCACTGGCTGGACAGAATGACTGACGGTCTCCAGTTCCGAGAGATGGCTTTAATTGCGGCTCGTCCATCTGTAGGCAAGACAGCCATTGCCATAGCCATAGCCGAAGCCGCAGCGGTCAGAGCCAAAGTGCCGACGCTCTTCATATCTTTGGAGATGTCGAAGGAAGCGATCTTTAGACGCTCTGTTGCATCCATTGGAAGCGTCTCGATGCAGAACCTAAAGAGCGGCAACCTTACCGAAGGTGATATGCGCTCCATGTCTGTGGCAACCGGCAAGATTTCAGCGGCTCCATTGTGGTTCTTAGATGGCTCAAGTTCTCAGAGCATTGCATCCATCACCGCAAACGTCCGTCGAGCGGTCAGAAAGCATGGGGTCAAGCTGGTGATTGTTGACTACATCCAGAAGGTCAAAGCAGCAGACAAAGCCGAAAAGCGTACCTATGAGGTCGCAGAGGTCTCTGGTAAGCTCAAAGACATTGCGGTCCAGACCGGAGTGGCAATGTTGTGTTTGGCTCAATTGAACCGCGAGAACGAAAAAGAGAAGGGACGCACTCCACGCCTCAGCGATCTAGCGGACAGCGGACAGCTAGAGCGTGATGCCGACTGCGTAATGCTCTTGGATCGAGACCGCAGAGAAGCCAAAGGAGAAGCTTCCATCATCATTGCCAAGCAACGCGACGGTGAATGCGGTATCGTAAAACTCCACTACAACGGAGAGTTCTGCCGATTCTCTGACGCAGACTTCGATAGTTAAAAGAAACTCTAAACAAGAGTTGCAACAGCCTAAACAACCTGAGAGACTAACCCTCGGTAGCAATCAAACACCATAAACACCATGTTAACCGGCAAGATTGACGTTACGAAGATTGATAAGACATTCCTGTTCAAAGGTAAGTCTGGAACGTATTTGGATATTGCATTGATAGCTAACAAAGCTGGCCGCGATCAATACGGCAATGACGGTATGATAGTTCAGTCTGTATCTAAGCAAGCCAGACAAGAAGGCAAGAAGGGAGCTATTCTTGGCAACTACAGTGATTTAGACCAACGACCACAACCACAACAGAAGAAGGTATCAGCTAACGATCCGCTTGGACCTGAGGATGACATTCCGTTCTGACCAACCAACAACCATTTTGAGCCATGACACCAGCCGAAGAGTTCTTCAAAGACACGCAGTCAACCACTCCACTTTGCGATGCCG